ATCATTATTTTAATAGATTGTCAAGCTCATTATAATCAATATACTTCAAGTTGTTAATCTCGTGCCATTCATTAATAGGCATATTAACACTGTCATTACCATTGATCTCTTTATTAACTTTATAAAAAGTAATGTTTTGGTGTTTCTGAAACAATGCTTTCCATTGTATTATCCAATTAATACTAGGTGTAGGACTATGTTCTGATATAACATAATGTTTACTGTCTTTGTACATATTATTTACAAAGTTATTAGTACTATTTAAATCATGTCCTATTAAAAATACTTTTGTCGGTGATTCTTTTACAACTGATATATAGCCTGATGTTGGACCTGCTGCCCAGCCTAAATCTATATTGTTAGGCATTATATCGTTTATATTGTTTGCCTTGTCATTATCTTTTACCCAACTGATGGCCAATTGATTTGAATTAATGTTTTTTTCTTCTATCTTATTTTTATCTCTGTGTAATATTTTAACTATACCAGATAGATTGGAACCGTGCATTACAAATTCTTTTTCATCAGTCTTTGTATTTTCATTCTTAACATGCCACGTTTTCAATTCGTCTATATCAACTTTAGATAGGCCAGCGTAAACCAAACTTTCATACATAAACTCTGGGCACCTAGTCCAATCTCTAAACCATGTTTCATTTTTATAACAATAACCACTATGATATATCTCGTGCATTATACCATGATCAACTGATACCAATACATCTGGTGTAAATTCTCTATAGATAGCATTACAACCATATATTCTTCCAAATGGTTTTAATATATTGAGGTCAAACCCTTTTCTACTCTCACCATTACCTATTAAAAATACTTTTTTCATTTGTGTTGAAGCCAATTATACAATGCTATACTAGCTATTATAACAAAAACAATTTGTTGTGTTAATCTAGCGTAATCTTTTTCTTTTAAAGCAACATGCCCCCATAAAAATACTGATATTATTAAAAATACCCAAGCAATCCATTGTATGGTAACGATTGCTGTTGATTGAATTAGTGAAGCTGTAATATTAAATGATGCTGCTGTCCATCTCATTTTACAAATACTTCTTTCATTATTAATTTAACAGTTGTTGGATTATATTTAACAAACTGTGTATATTTCTCTAACCTTTTGGAATGGATTGGCCAAACCACTTGTTCTTTAATTTCTTTATCCCAACGTTTAGAGTATGATATAATTTTGTTAAAAACAACAGCAGTCTCGTAAGATATCTTTTTTGATAAAACCAATTGAAAAAATCTAGGATGCTGTCCACCAAAAGAGTTAAAACCATCATCAAAAGAAAGATGCTTATTATTAAAGTCATTGAAAATAGATACACAATCACTTCTAAAATAATAGTCAAAAGATTCGTTACGTTTTTTCCAATCTGTATAAACATCTTTACCATCTTGTTCAGTTAAACTTTTTACCCACTTGTTACTATCAGTAAGAAAATTAGAAACAAAAAAGCCCAGTATATCATCTTGATTGTATCTGGTGCTAAGTTTGTGAAAAAAATATCTATCATTTCTTTTAGTAAAGGTTTCTAACTTACAATTAACCTTTCCTTCATATTTATGGTAGTCATAACTATCTGTTGTGAAGTGAAGTTTAACTGCCAAATATATTTTAAATACTTCAAATCCACCATACATATTACACTGGCAACTGGCCTGTTTTTGGAATATAGTTTAGGTTTTGTGCTTCAATAGTTATCTTATCTTTTAATGCTTTTGTTAATAGAGGAGAAACTGTTGATGGATCAATGTCGTTTTGTTCGCAATATCTCAACACAGCATCCATGTGAGATATACCTTTTCTTTCTTGTACTATCTTTTCTATTTGTAAAGAAAATTCTTTTGAGTTCATAATATAATTATATCATATATTATCAGGAATGTCAAGTAAATTCTTAGAACCAAGAAGTAATGAACAATAATACAAAAAGTATTATCATTATTAACATAAACTTAAATGCTATCTTTTCTTTACGATCAATCTCTGGTGATGCTTTTAACAATGTAAATTGTGTATTATCGGAACGTATAACACCTATAATTGCTAATGCTAATAGTATTAATATAGTAGTAACAATAATTGTTTTTATCATAATTATATTTAGTTCTTTTTAAATAATAGATAGTATTTTTTTTTAAATTTATTTTTTAAATAATCTATAAAATATTGACCTGATAAAAGATGGCCAGGTTTCTTATCAACTTGACCACCTTTTTTAATATCAGATAACCATTTGTTTTCGCAAGGGTTATATGGAAACATATTACTTACCGTTCTTTAGATTTGGAAAAAACGCTTTTACTGTGTTTTGATATGCTTCAGCATAAGGTTTTACCATTTCTTGAGCTTTCTGTATGTTCTCTTGCGTTTGTTTAATAACATCACCGCTAGTAACAAATTCATTGAATTGTTTTGCAATTTCAATAATATCTGTTGGTGTAACAGTTGGTGCTTTAAACTCTTGCACTACTTGATCGCCGTCTTTTTTGATTGAGTATTCGTACTCTTTTACTTGAGCTTGAAAATTAAAATCAACGATATCTTTCGCTAATCCTAATAGGTCTGAACGGATTTCGTATCCGTTTTTTGATGTTGTTGCCATTGTTTCTCCTTTGTGTGTGTGTTAATAGCACTTCTATTTATACTTGGAGGGCCTTATTGCCCTCCAAATTTTTACTAACTACTTCTTAACTGGTGCTACAGGTTGTGTAACAGCAGGTTTTGCTGGTGCGACTTCAACTTTTTTACTAGGTTTTAGTAAAAAATATCCGCCTATTGCTATTACAGCAACTACCGCAGCGATGATTATATTTCTTGTTGAAAACATAATTTACCTCTTTTTAGTTAATGTATATTCATTATACATCAAATAGAGGTACTTGTCAACCAGTTAAATTATTTTGGGACTTCTAGTGATATGGCCTACAACGGTACCTTTATGTTCACCCTCTTTTATGGTGTAACCTGACGTACCATTACCATTAATTTCGACTTCTTTTCTACTTTTCATTAAGATGTCGTTCTTTTCTTTTATCTGTTTATCTGTGTAGTTTTTAGATATTAAATCTTTTAATCGTTCTATCATAATATTATTTATATGCGATTTTAACATATGAGGTATGTTATTTTTACATACCTTAAATATTAAGGTTTTTGCTTATTATTGAAATGTGTGTAAAAATTTTCAACTGACTCTACTAATTTCTTTTCGTAATCTACTCTATTTTTAATAAATGTCTGAGCAACACCATCTTCACAGGCCAATATGACAACTAACTGTTCTACTTTTTCACCATACAATTCTTCATACATCATAGAATAGGCCGTTGTTTGTAGGAAGTAATTCTCAATCCAGCCTTCTAATCTTTCTTTGTTAGCTGATTTAAAATCTATTACCGATAGTTTGCCATTATATTCAGCAACACAATCTACCTGTCCAGCTAATGTTAACTTCTTACTATACATAATAGTTTCTAACATTCTTATATTATCTATTTGGTCTACGTAAGGCCTAATAAGTTTAAATAGCCCTAATGGCAATACATCTCTAACTGATGGTGTTTGATTTTGTAAATATTGTTCAACTAAAGTGTGCATTGCTTTACCACGTCTAGCAGCTCTACCCATTTCCCAATTGGCAACAGATTCGCCAACTTTGTTTCTCCACTCTTGTAATGAATCTTTTTTAAGTAAAGACAATACAGAAGTAACTGATGGATATGACTTACCGTCTATCTCATAAAATCGTATACCATCTATATTTTTACCTTTTGTATTAGGTAGAACACTAGGGTCAACTTTTATAAATTTAAATTCTTTAGGCATTAGTTTCTTGTGTAGGATCTTTTAGTGTTCTTAAATATGGTTTATGTGTTGTCCAACCTTGAGGAAATAATTTCTTTGCTTCTTCATCATTAATGGCCGCACTAATAATAACATCTTCACCTTGTACCCAATTTGCTGGTGTTGCTACTTTGTAATTAGCAGTTAATTGTAATGAATCAACTACTCTTAATATCTCGTTAAAATTTCTACCAGCACTAGCAGGATAATCCATTTTAAGTTTAATCTTTTTATCTGGACCAATAATGAATACTGTTCTTACTGTCATTGTATCACTAGCATTCTCATGTATCATATCATATAATTTAGATATTACTTTATCTGTATCTGTAATTAAAGGATATTCAGGTAAATACCCTTGTGTTTCTTTTATATCATTTAACCAAACGTTATGATTATCTGGACTGTCAACTGATAAACCTATTACTTTTACATTTCTGTCTTTAAATGCTGGAAGTAATTTCTGTAATGTGCCTAATTCAGTAGTACAAACAGGCGTAAATGCTTTTGGATGCGAGAATAATATTGCCCAACTATTATCTATATAACTATAAAAAT